CTCTTTCCCTACACGACGCTCTTCCGATCTTAATATTTAAACCTGACTTTTACGTATTCGCCAGAGTTCCAACTCCACACTTTACCACCAGAGATAGTTTCTATGTATTCAGGCCTCGGCAAATTAATTTTCCCATATGGAAATGCCACTCCGGAAAATTTTATCTCTTTAGCATTCTGGGATTCTCTATCTTCAATGTCCCATCGGTAATATACTTCTTTTTCCTTATACTCCTTACCATTTGAATCCTTCTTTGTAACTTCTTCCTCATAGCGATTATAGTGTTCTTCCACCTTTTCCACAAACATGTACTGGCCGCCTATTTCTGGGTATGTGACCGAATCCATAGGCTCCAATGAGCCATACACAAAAGCATTTCCAATGCCCGTATCCATTCCATACTGAAACATTTCAGACTCGGTTATCTTCGCTGCCTTGTAATACTCTGCGTTCTTGTCCGTCTGATTCTCTTCAATCTTTCCAGAAAACACGAATCCAAGAATCATCATCACTGCAATAATGGTAATGCTGACCAGAATCTCATGCATTGTTATCTCAAAACGTCCTAACCACCACGACTTTTTCATAATCATTCACCAAATAAATTCGTAGGCGCATCAACTGGGGCCTGATAGTCCAATCTCTGATAATCCAGTACCTCATAGCCAGTCCAAGACAAAAACTGTCTGGCCGGAAATCCTTTTACATACCGGTTATATGTACCTACCTGCTTATTATAGCTCTCACGATACTGGGCAATCATATTTTCCGTGGTAGCCAGTTCCGTCATAAGTTGCTTGTAATTCTCATTACTTTTCAGTTCTGGATACGCTTCTGCTACCGCTGTGATTGCAGTAGTCACATTCTCGATATCTCCGGCACTTCCTCTACCATCCACAATAGCTTGCAGCGTTTCAGCCTCGTGCTTGTCATACTGCTTAATCGTGTCCACAAGGTTCGGAAGCAGGTCGATTCTTCGTTTCTCTTGTACCTTGATATCTGACATTGAGGTTTCAATAGCTTCCTCCAGTCCTATTGCCTTATTCCTGCTTCCCTGAACACCGAATACGCACATCAGCGCAAAAAAGATAATTCCTACTACCACAACGGCACATGTTTTCAAATTTTTCATTTTGATTTGCCTCCCGTTCTTAACAGATTAACAATTATTCCGACAATGATATGCTCCGAACACCATCACATTAATTTCTTTTTCATTAAATCCGCACCTGTTCAATCTACGAACTATGGTATACTTCTCTTTCGCCTGAAGCTTCCAGAGATTCTTCCAGAATTTGTCCAAACATCCGACACAATTCCTCACTGTCTCCAACAATTCTTCAAACGATAATTTTATCTTGTTCAAAATTCTCTTGAAATCAATAACCATCATATTTCCGGTTTCATTGATTACTTTTTTCTGTTCTTCTGTCATGCATATGTACATTTTACGGCCACCTCCACAAAATCAATCCGACACTTGCCAGAAAAAGAAACAACATCAGCGAAAATCCAACTACTGAAGCAGCATCTCTCGCATTTTTCCAGAGAAACCAGCCAGTGATTGCCGCCATGATGATATCTCCGCAAGTCACAATCCACTTAAACGCTTCCATCATGCTCCTCCAATCCTACAATCCGGTTTAAAATTTCTTCTGCAAGATAATTTGCCCCATATTCGGCACTGATTTCAGATTCTCCATCGCCAACATAATGCTCCTTTGGCTTAAGAACACTTAAAATACTTGCCACAAAGCCATCGTACAGGTCTCCTTTTTTCAGAAGTTCATCACGAACAATGCAAGCTGCTTCCTGCAAAGTTTCCGGGTGAGCCTTTATCCTTACATCTGAATCACATAACTCCAGAAATCCATCTGCAAACATCATTTCAAAGTCAACTGTCGTAATTTCATCCGGTCGAATTCCGACATCAATCCCAATTATGGAATTGCTCACTTCTTTTCCATCTATGTATGCACGCTTACTCATGCCCTCCTGCATGATTGTTACCTTTGGCAGCTTATTCACCTTTCTTTTCAAAATCCACGCAGTCATCGGAATAACTGACCTCCAGACCATAGTTCTCACTTTCCTCATTATCGCATACCCACTCACCATCTATGTACCGTCGATATTCGCATTTTCCGCACATGCCCATTTCCTCCCGAAATAATCATCTAATAAAATCTCATACATTTTAACGTCATAGAACTGACCGTCAATCAACTTCACCTGCTGACTCTGGATGCCAATAATACGACCTCCATAGCGCGCAATCATCCGGTCATAGGTTTTCTCAATCGGATTGCCGATGACAACAACGAATACCAGTTTCCTGAAATGGAACTTCTCAAAAATATCCCGAAGAGCCTGTCCTGCATCCATTCCGAATGTTGCTTTATTGTCCGTAAAGTTTATAATGTTCAATCCATCCACGACACCACTTGACCTAGTTATTTCATAGCCTATGTATCCGATTACCTTGCCGGATGAATCCAGCGAAACAAATTGATGTTTGCTCCAAGTGGAATCAGTAATCTCCATATCTTCGTAATAACTCGTGAAATTCCAGAATTTATATTTATCCTGAAACCATATTGACCTGAAACACTTCTGCAGCTCTTCTGCGTGATTAATCGCTAAATCTAACATGATTACGCCTCCCTGTATGGCACATGATACTTCGGCTTATTCACAGCTTTATCATCAATATAGACATCTGCGAAAATCTTCCGGCAATCATTACCGTGCCACTCAATCATTTCTGGCAAATTCTCATTCACTGCATCAAACTTCAGTCCATGTTCCCAGCACCAATTAACCGCTTCAAGGAGCCGTTCTCCCTCTCTGCAGGACCAGAGAATGACTTTATTTCCCTGCCTCCGGCGTTTCTTCAAATGCTCAATAAGCACCAGGTTCGGAGCGCCGATTCCAGGATATACACTCTCACATAATGTCCCATCGAAATCAACAGCATAGATTGTATATTTCCGTTTTTTGTCCATGGTACGCTCCTTTCTTAATTCCCTTGCGCTTCCAAAACTGACTTTCTTGGACAATAATAGTGAGTTATTTGCCCATCCTTTCCCGCAGGTACCGCAACCAACACTCGTTCATAAATGCTTATATGGCTATTATACTTGACGTGACTGGGCTTCACGCCTCTTGGTAAAAGCATATCCGCATCCTTTTTGCTGGAACAATAGCTATGACTTTCCCTGTTTTAATCTTATCGCTACCCTGCGCCTGGCTTGTCCATGTAACTTCTTTTACAAATCCAATCATAATCAGTTCTCCTCACCTTCATTGTATTTAGGAAATCCCCTTGTACTGAATCCTTCTGACTTACAGATATACTGTTCTTGGTTACTATCCATATGGGTATCCTCCTAGCTGGAAAGCCTTTTTATTTTTTTCGGAATTAAAGGGACTAACTGGCGCCGCCAGCGGCTTCCTACAGACCCCCTCCCGCCCCATTTGCATATGACGGTTGATTGGCTGAAATACTGCACAAATTCCAGTTCAAAAACTATGCATATTGCTATTTCAAAGGCCATCATCACTTGTATTCGTTTCAACTATTCGCTAAATATCAATTTCACGAATAGTTCTGGTTGAAATCTGCACAAAATCTGTCAAAAATATTATGCACAATAACCAATACACTATAAATTGTGCCTATTGTATAACAGACACGCTGTATTGTCTGATAATATAGTAGTCTAATCTGGCAAATCATCCACGCTCCCAGGCAAGGATTCCATTTCTTTCGCCCTGGCTACTATCTCCTCGCGGCTATATGTAATGCCCGCTTTGCTTCCATCTGCTCCCCTTGGCTGCCCCATATTCCATCCGTGCCGCCTGTTTAATGCTCCTAGTATTCCGACCGGATTTCTTTTTCCGCCAATGAGCATGTTTGACAGACTTTCCTCGTTTTCCATGTTCAATTTTTTGTATATAACGGAACCTTTTGAACCTACTCTCGTCTCCTCCTTGCCCCAACTGTTAACCGTATCTGTATCTATACCAGTCAATTTACTAAACCCACTTATAGATACCTCTTTGTCATATTCATAACATAGAGTTATATATATATCACATACACAATCTATTAAATCCAGATTATAGGCATTATTTAACCTTGTATCTGTATATAACCTGTCACGGTTAACAGCAAACAACTGTTTATTAATATATATAAGAGCAGCATTCCAGCGGCTCTGCGGCTCCTTACGCATATCCTTTATGTCTCTATTGTCGATGTACTCTTGGAGATACATAGATATATCATTTGCATAGACATCTATGGTATTACCGTCCCTATCTGTTATTTTGACCATGTTAATATTAATATCTGACATAACTGTATATCTCCTCTCTGGGGCTATGTAACCCAATTATATATAATCCTTATCTATCCACATGGGAATATGTATATAATATATATCTATCCCGCTACACTGTATTTGTATTAACTATAAGGCAGACCCATTGAAGCATTGCGGCCTCCTCTCTGCCTGGTTAAGGTAAATAAAAAAAGGCCCCAACGCTTAGACAGACTGCTACATCCGTCTATAACGTCAAGGCCCCGTGGACTGGTTATACTTCGCCGCGCATCTACTGGCCGGCGGTCTGCATGTGTGGTCAAGGCATCCGAGACACTAGCACACATACACGCTATATATAATTATCAATTGGTTATACTCTAGCAGATTTTATAATATCTGTCAACTACAAATTATTGTATTACTCCATACTCATAAATTGTGTCGCTGGGTAAATCTATATCATCTGTCCAATATACACAAGTCCGGCTCTGGTCTAATTATACTTGCTTAAACAAGCCATAAATATCCTTTAAATCTCCATATTGCGGTATTGTCTCCATATCCTCTTTGACATCATATAAAACCGAGATCGGAAGAGCACACGTCTGAACTCCAGTCACACAGTGATCT